TAGAAATCCGCCTTTGCCGGTCAGCCGGCGGCCACCCAAACTTCCGAACTTCAGCGCCCGTGGCCGTTTGGTGCCGACGGTTTTGCCCAGGCCGCCGATGCGCAGGCCGGGTTTGCTTCCCTGCTGCAACAGGTGGTTGTATTTGTTTGGGCTGGCAATGGTAGGCTTTGGGCTGTTCATGTGGTCGGAACGCTTCACCACGACAAATTTTTTGCGCGATGTGCGCACGATTGCGTATGGCTGCTGCTTTGCGCGTTTGCCTTTGACCACCTGTTGGGCGCTTACCCAGCTGCCTGTCCTGCTGTACTGGTTGCCAATTTGTACGGCGCCTTCCTTCAGTTCCTGCGCCGCCTTCACAAATGCTTCCTGCACCGGTTTGCGCCGCAGTTCTTCCGGCAGTTCCGCCAGCGACGATTGCAGCTGTTTCAACGCCGCTTCGTCCAATTTGAAACGCAGCATCAGTTGCGCAGTTCGGTGTACAGGATTTGCCCTTCACGCCGGCCCAGCTCCTCTACACCTACGATGTAGTAGTACAGGCCGCCATACGAAATCCGCATCGTAGCGTCCACGCCCGATTTGTAGCGGATGTTGAACTGGGTGCGGTTTACGGCCGTCTGCCGATTTGCTTCCACCGTTTCGCCTGCGCCTTTGTCCAGCTTCGTGGCCCACACCGTGGCGAACGTCGTCCACGTGATGGTGTCGTAGTTCCAGTCATCCTTCGCAGCCGTTGGCGATTCAATCACCACCCGGCGATCCATACGGCCCGGCCTCATGCGTAAACCCGGTAAGGGGACAACAGCGCGTGAACGGCCAACGGCATTTCCGTGGCGATGGTGCCGGTAACGACGGCCTGCCGGTTGTCGTAGAAATGCGCAGCCAGCATGCGCATCGCCTGCAGGATAGGACCAGGCACCGTGCTGTGGCCTGCCGTCGTGGCGATAATCACCTGGCCGTAGCGTTCAAGGTAGACGGCCGGCGGCGCGTCGAAGGCAATGCGCTGCGGTGAGCTGACCAAGTCCGCATACCACCGGGCGGTGGATAGCGTCTGCAGCACGTCGTCCACGTCGTAGTAGGTGACGCTGCTGATGGCCGTGACCGGGCCGGCGATGAAGCTGCTGTCTTCGAAGCTGTCGAGATAGTAGGTCACCGTGCCGGAACCCAGGAGGCGGCCGGTGTATTCCTCGCACGCCTGCCGCGATGCCGTCAGCAGGTGGCCCAGCACGGTGTCGTCGTCGCTGGTGTCAATGCGCAGGTAGTTCTTCAGGTTCGTCAGCGAAATGAAATTCGTGTCGGTGGGTTCAGATGCCCGTGTGTAACGCATTGCCATAGGCCAAAAATAGGAAACCCGGACCGTAGGGGTCCGGGCTTCCAATTCGTTCAGTAGTATCAGGCACCGACGGTGAAGCGAACGTCGCCCGTATGTGCGAAATCCGCGTCAGCGTACATGTTCAAAATGAGGCGGGTGATGCCCGTTGCAGCCAGGGTGTACGGGTCGATGACCAAATCGGCCGCGCCGCCACCCCAGTATGCCACGTAACAGTTCTCCATGTTCGCAATAACAATCGGAACCAAATCGGCTTCGTTGCCAATGTTTGTGGCTGCCGTCGTGTTTGCGTACACTTCGCTATAAACGTCAAAGCTGGCATCGGTGATGAGGCCGGCAGCAGCCAGCGACGTGCCGAACGCCTGGTAACCAAAGATGGCGTTGTCCTGCATGATCGGAATTGCGCCGCCGCTGACGGTCGGGGTGTAGCGCGCCGTAGCCAACAGACCGTGCGACGTGATGAACGCCGCGCTGTTGGTGAGTGCGTTAGCATTGCCCAAAGCACCAATGAGGCCGGAAGCTACGGCCGACGTCAAGCCAGCGACGGTGGCGGCCGGCGTTTCGTTACGCTTCACAAAGGTGGACGCCGCTGCTGCGATAACCTTCAACAGGAACATTTCGTCGATCTGCGCAGCGGACGCCCGTGCGAATTGGCGTTGGACCGTAGCGTCAATGCTTTGGTTCATGGCCGCCAACAATTCGTTGGTAATGTCGATGCGCGAAGCCACACGCTGCGGCGAAAGCTGACGCGCTGCGATGGCCGCTGCGCCCGTAGCCGATGCCGTTTCGTTGATGATGTCCGTGCCGTCGTTGAGCGAAGGCAGGTTGATGTTGCCGGCCAACCCGCGCAGCACGTTCGCACCTGCTTGTTCGAGAATCGGGGTGGGCACCAACGCTTCGTGAATGTTGGTATTTGACTGGCCAGGCACGTTCGTGCCGCCGATGGTCGACGTGTTCCGCAGGATGAACCCAGGGATTTGCGCCAACCCGCGCACACCTACACCGGCGTTCTTCAGGTCCGATGCAGCTTCCTGCGACATTTCTGCTTCCAACCCGGTCAGGCGGCCGGTCATCGCTTCGCGCACCAATTTGCTAATGCTGTAACGCTGCGCGACTTTCGACTGCTCCAACACTTCGGGCTGCGGCGTTGCAGCGCTGTAAGCTGCGCGCAGCACCTGTGCTTCCAATTTCTCGGCACGCTCGATTTTGGTGTCCAGTTCGGCCACCTCTGCGTTGATGCCGTCAACGGTGGTTTCTTCAGCGTCGGTCAGGCCGCGCTGCATGAGTTCGGCTGATTCGGCCAGCGCCTTCAGCTGTGCAATTTTTGACGCCCGGAGCGCCTTGAGGTCATTGAGTTTCATATCTGCAAAAGGGTTTGTGCGTTCAAAGGTAGAAAGGTTCAAAGAATCGGTTTCGGCTAGCTGGTCGTCCGGCATTTCCATGTCCGGCTGGTCCGGCATTTCGGTAACAGTCACCTGTACATTGACTTGGATTTGGTCGGCGCGTTCTTCGGGTTCGTCCGAAAGCAGTCCGGCCGCCATAGCGCGCGCCTGCACCGTTGTGGTAGGTGACGCCGGGTAGGTCACCGGGCTGACATCGTACAGGCGGCCCACACGTTTGATGGTGCGCAGCTTCCGATCCGCAGACCATTCGTCGTCGTCGATGGTAAATGCAAATGAGCTTTGCGAAATGTCGCCGCGCTGGATGAGTTTGTACAGGTCGCGGCCTTCCTGCGTGTCGGCCAGCTGTGCACGGTAATGCAGGCCACGGCCGTCGGTGGTAAGTTCGAGCGTGCCGTTTGTCGTGCGCGCCAGCGGCATGCCTTCGTGGTTGATGAGCAGGCGCACGTCGTCGTCCAGCCTGCCATCGAATGCGCCCGGCGCCACACGTTCGGTGAAATAGCCCAGGTCGTATTCGTCCCCATATACGGACGCATAGCCCGTGATGGTCATATTTTCTTCGGCGCGCACCTCGATGGCGCGCACTTCCACGTCCGGTCCGTACTGGTTGCGGAGTACAGAATCCATGTCACGCGCTTTGTCTTCCATTTGTTCCATTTCTTCGACTTTGTTTTTTGCCCACGTCAGGCCGGCGTTGCCACCCCACAGCAGGTAACTGATGGTGCCGCACGCTTCGGTGTCGTCCGGGTTGTAGTACACTTGCGCGCGCGACAGGAAGCTGTACATGCGCACCGTGCGTTCGTGGCTGATGGTTTCACGCCCCGAAAGTATGCGCGCCGTTTCTTTGCCTACGTCGGTGGCGCATCGGCCGCCCACCGCATCGTTCAGTTCGATGCCGCGCCGCGCGTTGTCGCTGACTTCCTGGGGGTAATCACGGTACGGCATTGCTGCTGATTTTCGTGCTGTAGTCCGACATCGCGTTCAGGTCCATCTGATTCACCTGCACCAGGTGAACATCGCCGGCCGCGCCGATGGTGTTGTAGTCCTCCTGCGTGCGCACTTCGTTGATGGTGAAGACGCCGTCGGTCAGCATTTGGTGGTAGAATTCGCTGCGTGCTTTGGTGTCGCCGCGCAGCAAATCCTGCATGTTGAATTTGGCAAAGAAATCTTCGCGTTCAAATTCCGCAATCAGTTTCATGTTTACTTCCTGCTCGATGCGTGTGGCCCACGGCACGATGGTGTGGCGCGCGAAGTTTCTGCCCTGTTCTTCCGTGTTGGCAAAGGTCGTCTGCGTATTCACGCCTACAATCTGCGGCGGAACGCCCATGATGGTGCAAATGGTTTCGTCAGAATAGCGGCGCGTCTGCAGGAATTGCGCCTGCTCCGGCGGCAAACTAATCTGTTGGTACTTAAACCCAAACGGCAGCACCTTCACGCCGATGCCGCCCGTGGCCCACGAACGGCGCACCGCGTCCATCTGTTCGTTCTTGATAGGGTTGTCCGTAGACAGGATGCCCAGCATGCTGCCATCGGATCCAAAGAAATCCGCGCCGTAATTCTCCGCCGCCTTCGCAATGCCGATGTTTTCTTGATGCAGCTCAATGGGCGATTTGCCGTTCAGACAGCTAACGCTGAAGACGTCTTCGTATTTGATGTCCCCCAGTTCGGAATGCCGCACGAACAGCATGCCGTTCAGGTTCATCATTTGGCAATCGTTCGTGTGCAGGATGTGCAGCGCCATCGGCCGGCCATCGAATGCGTTGCGCTGGATGTGCGCAAATGCACGGCCATACACGATGGCCATTGCCGAAATTGATTCCCAAAATTCGTATGGCGTCTGATATTCATTTGGCCGCACGGCACACAGCTGGTGGGCCGGGTGGTTGTACGCCAGGCGCCGGCCGCTGTCGATGCGTTCCAGCACGTTCAGGTTCATGTAGCCCAGCGTCTGCGAAATGGCGCGCACGCACGCATACACCGTCGCCACCGTCATGGCGTTTTCCTTTCCGACCATCGCGCCGGATCGGGTGCGCATGGTGTATGCGGTGCTGTTCCAAAATTCGTTGCTGCCGGTGTATGCCACACGTGCGCGCGTGCTGAACAGGCGGCGGATTCGTTCCAACATGTTGCGAATGTACGCAGGTCAAATTACAGCGTGACCACCTCGAACAGTTCGTCGCCTGTGTCGGTGTTGTTCAGCAGGTTGCCGAACGCCATGATGGATGCCACAACGCCATCCACCTGGTCGCCGCGCCGGTTCCTGTTCTTCGTTACTTTGATGTTGTCGGCCGCATCACGGTCGATGCGCACGCACCCCATCTGATAGCGCAGGCAGGCGTTGCCGCCGTGAATCAGGTTGCCTTCCACCACCTCTATTTCCAGCATCTTCGTAGGGTAAGACATGTCGTAGAACCCCTGACCAAACGGCACCATTTCGATGCCGGCGTCCACCAGTTCCGGCACGATGTAGGTGCTGAACTTCCGGTCGAACGCCACCGAATGCAGCTGGTATTTGTCGGCCTGCCGTATGATGTAATCGCGGATGTAACGCATGTCCATCGCATTGCCCGGCGTGATGGTCAGGTCGCCGTCGCGTTCAAATCGCCTGTAATCCACATGCTCCGCATAGCGGCCGCCGGTCCGCGCTTCCGGCAGGAACTGGTGTACCTTCAGGTAGTAGCGTTTGTGGCGTTCGTCGTGGAACATCAGCGCAAACGCCGTCAGGTCGCGCGTTGCCGCTAAGTCCATCCCGCCGAAGCAGGGCAGCGTTGCCAGGTATTCGTCGGGTGGCAGCTCCGCCCGGCCGCGCATCCATTCGTCGTCGCTGATCCATGCCGTTTCTGACTGCGTCCAAATGTTTAGGTGCAGGCGCAGGAATGTGTTAAGCAAAGCAGGGTTTGCTTGACACTTGCGCACTTCCTGTTGGAAATACTCCCTCCTGCATATAGTTCCAAAGCCGGGGTTGGCTTTGCGCCACGTCGCTTCCTGCGTCCAGTCATCTTCGCGGCTGGCACGGTACAGCACCGGCAGGAAGGTCGGGTCGGTGATTTCGCCGCTGGCCACCCGCTCCGCATATTCGTGAACTTCGTAGCAGATGGAATTGACGTCGTGGCCGGCGGTGGTTAGCGCAATAATCAGCGGCTGCGCACGTGACGCCACCGACGTCGTCAGGACATCGTACAGCTCACGGTCGCGCTGGGTGTGCAGCTCGTCGAACAGCACCGCGCTGCAGTTGAATCCGTGTTTGGTGCGCGCCTCTGCGCTGATGGATTTGTAGAACCCGGTTTTGAAATGGATAGCGTGCTGCAGCACCCGGCACCGGCTGGCCAGCGATTTGTTCTGCTGGATCATGCCGGCCGCGATGTCGAAGACGATGCGCGCCTGGTTCCGGTCGCCGGCGGCGCTGATGATTTCCGCGCCTGCTTCCGGTTCGGCAATCAGCAGGTACAACGCTATGGCCGCCGTCAGGTTTGATTTGCCGTTCTTCCGTGGAATCTCGATGTAGCAGGTACGGTACTTGCGCGTGCCGTCGGCGCGTTTCCACCCGAACAGCGGCCGGATGATGTCGTCTTTCTGCCACGGTTCCAGCAGGAACGCACCTTGGTGTCCTTTGACGTGCGTGCAAAATGTTTCGATGAAGGTGATGACGCGTTCCGCTGCTTCAGCATCGTAGTAGCTGCCATCGGGCTGAACGGTCACCCCTGCAGGAATTCCGACAGTTCGTCTTCCGGCAGTGATGCGTTTTTCTTCAGCGCGTTCATGATCACGCCCAGGCGTGCGCGCAAATCCACCAGCTGTTGGTATTCCGGCCGTGGCCGCGTCTGCACATCGCCGCTGGTGGCTATGACTTCGTAGGTGGTCCCCATGCGGTTCACGTACTTCTGCAGGCCGCGCATTTCCTCCATGATGCACGCCAGCATTTCCAGGCGTGCGTAATCGTCCACGTTCAGGGTTTTGTAGGCGCTCCATTGTTTCACCAAAAGTTCAAAGCGCGCATGCTGCGCGGCCGTCATGTAATCCAGGTCCAGTTCCATACGGCCAAGATGCGAAGGAATTCGGATGCCAGCCAAATGCCAAACGGCGCAGATTCATTGAGTAAATGCAGTTTTCAAAAACGGGAAAAAAATACAATCGGCCAAGAGAAGAT